CTTGTATTTCTTTATAATTGAGGCTACTGCCATCGAAATACCGCCCTGACCCGCATCTCTAGCAACGGCAGATACCATTCCCTGAGAGTCTAGAGTGCCTGTTGCCATCAAAAGCATACGTTCAAACTCTTTGGCAGTTTGCAAGTTAGACCCATCAGTATTGCCAAACTTGAATGGGAACAGAATCTCATTGGGATTGCCGTTTGTCAGGATTGCCTTACCTGGCTTGACTTCAAACTTAGCACCCCGTGGTAGGCGGGTAGCATCCATAGCCATCATTGGGCTAGTTGTCAGAGCTAGTGAATCTAAGTGTGAACGAACTTGGGCATCTATGGCTTTTTGTGAGTTGTAAGCCTTCTCTACAGTACCACGACCCAACAAGCGATTAGGAACTGTATCGTCCTGATAAGCTAGGATTGGGCGGTCTTTCATCATGTATGGGTTCTTTTCTGCTTTCAGAAGAACACCATCATTTGCGATAACGACAATAGCCTCAACCAGATCGGAATACTCATCCTGAATAGAGTCTTCAGGGAATAGGTCTTCTACCTCACCACCTTCGTTTTCTAGCTCTTCAAGGTACTCTCTAGGGACTAAACCATAGTAAGTCAGAAGTTTTACTTTGTCGTCTTCGTACTGAGTAACCTCTTGGGTAGGCTCTAAGTCTGTATCCATAGAGTCAGTACCGACTTTTACCTTGCGGTAGATGCCATCTTCTTGACCTTTTACGATCTTGTGGATAGAGACATACTTCTCAATAGCCACACCCATACAGTCATCAATAGATGTTCCGTTAGGGTCAAACAAGAAGTTACGGGGGTTAACAGGAACAATCTTGACTGCAATGCGGTCTTGTTCTACCACTCCGATAGCCGCTTGTCCCATTTGACCAGGTATTGCCTGAGTAGCGGGAACAAAGACTTTCTCTGTTTTGACAACAATCTCACCGATGCCCGTACCATAGATTTCAGCAAGTAACTCAATCTGGTCAATAGACTTGCGAATCTTATCGACTTTGAAGTCTTCCATCAGTTGTGCTTTGATGGCAGCAACGTCTAGGGGGCTACCATTGACATCACGAATATCGTCTTGAATGTCAAAGAACTCACCCTGACCAAAGATGGCTTCCATGATTTCGGCATGGCGTGTCTCTACGGCTTGTTGGGTAGCTGGTGTAACAATACGGCTACGCTCGGATTCACGGGTTTTGTCTTGGGCATCCCATTCACCATTGAAGATGCGCTCGTACTCTAGCCAATCAGTTAGGCAATTGACATCTCTCCAATCCCTCCATCTATCACAATGGTTGACAACAAAGTTAACTATCTCTTTGTCTGAGTCGCTAGGTTCTTGGAATTCCATAATATTACCTTGTAGTGTCGCCAAAAGGGTCTTGATACTTCAAATTTGCAGCTTCAGGCATTTGTTGTGCTTTTGGTGCAACTGGAGGCTTAAAAACCTCGTTAGGCAACGCAAAAGGTGACATTCCTGCCTTAATACGCTGTTCTGCGTGATTATAGGCTTTGTCCATTATAGAAGGCGGTAAGTTTTTTAGGAAGTCTTTTGACTCAACATTGCTTTGAAGTAAATAGTTTAGTTCTTCAAAAGTAAGCGATGGAACAAGCAATGGAACATTTATTTGTTTTCCATCAACATCTAACCCAATGGATATTTCTGTAGACACTTTTCCATCTGGTCTTTTCAATGCACCAAAAAACCCCGAGCTTTTTTCTGTACCATCAGGTCTAGGATTGCTTATTGGGTTATCCATTCTTATACCCCACTAATAATATCTACAGGTTGCCATTCCTCGCTGTCATCTTCTTCCATGTAAGATGTAACAGCAAGTTGGTCAATGTAACTGAGGGAGTCAGGCAAGTCATCATGGACTCCTTGAGCAGGGAACAGGATTAACTGATCTACAAACTCATCCCAATCTTCTTCCGAATTTAACACAATTCTGCCATGCTCGAACCTACCTTGTAAAGCCCAGATGATCCGATCCGCTTTTTTTCTATTCCCGTGGGTCAAATCCACGATGTGAGCATAGGTGTTGTTCTTTCGCATCAAGTCTGACAAGTAGGGCAAAACAGCGTTCTTTAGTGCCCCCCTCTCTATCCCCACACTCAAAGGGCGGTAGTCCCGAATGGCAATCAGTATCTTAGAGGCGGTTTCTCGGATGTCCCATCTCCCGTGTTCAATCTTCTCAACAAACCACTTCCCATCGTCTGTAACCTTCACTATCGAGATAGCAGACTCGTCCAGACGCTTCTTGGCATTAGCTGCTTGTTTGGCAACCTCCTCAAATCCCGCAAGGTCAACAGCGATGTAATAGCTTCCATGTTCAGGCTTTACCCCGTATTTGATCCACTCTTCCTTGAAGATGTCTGAACCCGCATTGGTGAAAGAAGCCATAAACTCTTGCTTAAAAGCAAAAGAACTTAGAGTCTTTTTAGCGGAATCTATCTCTGCTTGGTCAATCAAGGGGTTATCAGCAGTGGTAAAGTGCCATGACTTCCAATCAGGGTCATCCTCTGACTCACCCAACTTAAAGGTATCGTAGAACCAGTTGCGCCCTTTTGGAGTGCCGATGAAGAGTGCTCTACCCCGTTTATCAGACAAACTGGCTCGAATGACCTGTTCCCATGCTTCAGGTTTAATGTCGGCAACCTCATCGAGAACGGCATAGGTCAGCGAGACACCACGGAGCGTATCAGGTCTATCCGCACCACGAACGTATATCCTAGCCCCGTTTATCAGGGTAATGTCTAGATTGTTTACGTGACTACTCTGAATAACCTCTCTACCAAGGTCTAGCAATAAGTCCCAAATAATCTGTCGGCTTTGTCCCATAGTCGGTGAAACGTAAAGAACCGCAGAGCCTTGTGGACACTTGAGTCCTTCAATTAGTAGGGTAACTGCCGCCATCCTACTCTTACCGCATCTACGCCCAGCAGCCACAACCTTGAACCTTGTTTGGTCTTTGAAGACTTCTTGTTGCCAAGGGAGAAGGGAGAAGTTGAGGTCAGCCATATTTGGCCTCTACGTCTTGAGGCTCATCAGAGGTGTCGATGATCGTTGGCTCTTGTCCCAAGCCAGTGATATTGATCGTGACTGCTGACCTTTGGCTCTTGTCTTTCTCAAACATTGAGATCGGTAGTGTGCGGTCAATGCACATCTTGAGCGCCGCCATCTGGCCTGGGTGGTCATCGTTGAGCGCAATGTCAATCACCTTCTGCGCTACATCCTTACCACCAGACCGGATCATTAACTCCTTGAGTTCTTTCAGGCGCTGGTGGTCAGTCTTGGGCAAAACCTTGGGTGGGTTGTTTGCATAGCGCTGAATGGTCATCTTGACCGAACCCTTGGGGCGACCGCGCTTTTTCTTTCTCTCTTCAGTTGCAGGGGTGAATTCCACTTTTTTCCTTTCGGGAAGATGGGTTTGGGCAATTGTAGTCCATTTCGCTTTTTCGGTGGGTGGGGTGTACCTACAATTATCACGGCGAGGCCGACCCCCTCCCCCCCCATGCAAACCGCCCAAAACCAAGGGTTTTCCCGATTCTGCTTTATACAATGACCATTATGTTAAGTTGACGCAAAGATATCCACAGATATTTGAATACTTTGTTTGTACTCGGCAAGTTATCCACAGGAAACTGTGGACAAGTTGAACAAGACCCTTGTGGATAACTGGGTTCGGATCGGTTTGGGCGGGAGAAAAAAAGAGAAAGAGGCTGTGGGTGCTTTTCCCGCATACCTGCATACCAAACTGTATTCAAAACTGCATACAAAACTGTATACACTTTTGTGTACCGAAAATTTGTGAGGAATAAGCAAACCATACAACCAGTTCAGGAATGCTCTCCAGACGCATCAAAACCCTCTGTATCGCTCTCAAACGCTTCGTCTGTACCATTGCCTACCTGCAAGCAATCGAGGCTCTTATGCGGTCTAAAGCCTTGCATCCATAAAAATGAATAGACTTCAAGCAAATGATGAAAGCCAGCGGACATATCACCACGGCCTGCGTGAACCAAAATCTTTTTCTCTGCGGGCTTTAGGATGCGCTGAAAGTATTTTGACTTTGGGTTAGCTGGTCTACCTACAGCCATAACAACCCCCAAAAAAAAGGGTACTCACGCCCAAAGGCGCTTTCCCCGAAGGTGCGACAATCAATGGCAACTGCGCGCACACGTTCATCTTATCACCTCAATCTCCACGGCGTACTCGCCTGGCCTGCCTGACCTTTGGGCATACTGCCAATCCACCAAACGATTACCATCATCCACGCCAAGCCAATCAGCCACGCCGTCCCTGACTGCTTTGAACCCAGACTGCAAATTATCCCCATCCAACTTCCTTGGTGCAACTCTGGTCAAAACCACAGTCGCCGGAAGCATCTCCAAACCAGAGGACTGAGCCACGGCAGCCAAGCTCATCCGAGTCCTCGTTCTCTGATCCCTCGTCAGCTTCGCCTTGACCGCCCAATGCAATCTCATGTTCGCCACACTAACAATTTTCATGTTCATCCTGACCTCAATCATGCCAACTCCCAACCAACTCCCAACTTTCCCAACCTTGCCCGATTTCCCAAAAACCGAACCGAACCGAACCGAAACAGTTTACGAACCGAAACCGAATGGGTATGTATACCCTTTCGGTAAGTTTCGGTTCGAAATACCGACTGTTTGGGCTTCCAGTTTCGGTAAGTTTCGGTAAGTTTCGGTTAATTCGGTTCATAGTTTCGGTTCAACCGAATTAGCCGATTCGGTTACCGATTCGGTAAGTTTCGGTTCAATCATCTTCCCATCATTTGGCTTAATTCTATAGCCTTTGGAGTCCTCAAGAACCAGTAATTTTTTGACCAAACTGTCCACAACTTCCCTAAACCTGTTGGACTTGATGCCATGTTCTTTGGCAGATTCGCGCCACTCATCGTAGGTCACCAAGTCCACAATGCCATTCTTTTCATGGTTAATTTGGATTGAAACCAAGCAGTCTAGGGTTTTCCTTTGGTTGCCTGCGAGATAGGTTTTCTTCTGGATTGAGTTAGTCAGGCCGCTGATGTCCACCGCCGTAAGGTATGCACCCCGAACTGGCGCTCCGTTTTTATCTTGGATGGGAAGGTCAACCTGAGTGATCTGAAAGTTCTTGGGTGCAGGCATCTCTGCATCCTTCATCTTTTTGGACTCAAAGGCTATGGTTTTAGTTCCCGAATCCAACTGGCAGCGATACTCTGCATCAAGCGCACCCTTCAGGGCGGTGCTTCCTCTAGACCGATCTTTATCTGCCACGCCTGAGTGATGAACCACCAAGACACAGCACTTCCAAGGTTGGCGCAGATAAACATCCAGATGCTGGATAAAGGCATTCATATCCTGTGTGGAGTTCTCATCACCGCCGTGGTTTCTGGCTAGAGTGTCAATGATGATCAGGCTAGGGACAGTTCCAGCTTGCGCTGACAGCTCCTTGATGCTCTCAGCCACAACAGCCGCCTCGGTTGCATCGTACAACTGCGCCGCCCTATGGCTCTTGTACAGAGGCGCACCATCCAATGTCTGACCATTACCCAACTGCCAAGCCTTGAACCGCCTAGCAAGGCCGTTATGCCCTTCGCCTGCAATGTAGAACACCGATCCTTGCTTGACCTCATGCCCATGCCATGCTTTGCCAGTTGCCACGCAACAAGCTATGTCGATTGACACAAACGACTTACCACCGCCTGGGTCACCGAACACTTGCGCTAGGGAGTCACTTTCGATGTAGTCATCCACAATCCAGTTGATCTGGCTAAGTTGTAAGTTATCTGCCCGAGTGAACTCAAACGCCAACTTGTCACGCATTGGGCCAGCTACGCGCTCGATCTGCTCTTTGACCGCATCCAGACCTTGCAAGCAGTGCAGGTCATTGAAGTCTGTTGGTTTGTTGTCCACCATGTCAGACTCTCCAAATGATGGGTAAACAATCTCCCCAAACACCAAAGCCGCCGCAGCCCTGCCCTTTGCCACACCAGGGTTGCCCTCAGTGAACTGGTCATTGTCTGCGCCAATGATGATCTTCGAGCCTGGGAACATCTCCTTCGCGCTCTTCGCTACTTTGGCTAAGTTCCCACAATCAAACGCCACCAAGACTGTGTAGTCCGTTGCCTCATGGATCGATGCACAGGTTGCAAAACCCTCACCAATGAACACAATCTTTCTGTTGCCCCTGAGTTCATAAAACCCACCCTCAATCTTGCCACCCTTCAAGAACCTTTTGTTGCCATCTGCATCAATGGTTTGGTAACTCAGGATTTCCCCACCTTGGTTGATCACAGGCACAACAAGCCTACCTGCACGATCAATCTTGATCCCATGAGCTTGAATGTGCTTCCTGACAAGGTATGGATGGTCATCAGACGCATCTGCATAAGTCCCAACCTCATCCTCTGCACGTTCAGCAGCCACTGCCTGACTAGCCAACCTGTCAGCTTCTTTCTTGGCCTTGACATCTGCGATCCACTTGTCATGCTCAAAGCGCTCAGTGAACGACATTTGCCTGCCAGTATCTGCCACCCATTTACTCTCAAACACTGGCTCTTTCCAACAGCCTGCAATGCCAACAGGCACTTTGCCACTGGAATGCAAGATGTACCAACCATCCAATGCACCCTTCTTGCTCGATACATGAGCCACCCTGTGAATCTCACCATCTGCAATGATCTCCTTGATCAAGAGGCCAGATGCCTCGCAGTGCTTCCTAAACCCTTCCTCTGGGTTGATCAAGTCTTGGCTCTCTGTGGCAGCGGCAAAGCCGTTAGGGAAAATTGTTGTTAGGTTAGTCATTGGTTATTCCAAGTTGACGAGCGCAAGCCCGTAATTGTCTATCTTTGGCATTGAAGTTGTGTCAACAACTTTAATCAATCTATTGTTTTTGAATTTTGAATAGTCAACATGATGATGCCAACGATTAAATTTAAAAACAACTTTAGCCACATCTGGGTGCAAGTCAGCCAGCATCTGGCTCTTTGGCAATGTGCCTTCGGCATCATAAAAATCAGCGCTGTTGCCACCGCGCATCCTCTGTGTCGTGATTTTCCCGCAAAGAAAGGCATTAAATTGGATGGTACAAAGACCATCTTTTAGTACCCTGATGCTCAAGTCAGTGTCTTCGTTGTACCGACCACGCCAGCGGTAGCCAGATTTGTTTTCAATCAGCAGGCATGAGTAAATGCGGGTGTTCAAGACGTAAGGCGGCACAGCGTCTGTCTTTTTGCAAAATGAATAGTAATTCAGTCCGGAAACTGGCACGTTTGAATACCGACAAACAAAGTCTTCAGCAGCCTTCAATGTTGCGCCAGTTCTGACTTCAAACTTTTGGTTGCGATTCAAGTAGTGAAAGGCATCAATGTTGTCGTCCATGACCCAATGCCTATCAAAACCAAGCCAAATGCTGTGGTCGATGCAAAAGTTTCGAGCAGGGCCGGGCCCCGTACTCTTGCCAAACCCAAACCCATCACACAACTCATATTCAGCCTTATAAATCGGCGGCAACACCAAAACTTCCCCATAACACCGGCCTGCTTTATACAGCTTCACCTCATCCTCTTCCACCACAATAAAGTGAGGCACACCCATCTCATGCAGCGCCCTTGTGGTAAGCCCATTGTCATACCGGCCCTTAGACACAATATAAACAGGAAATTTAGGCAGCATCTTTGTAGACTTTCTTGTCCAGCCCCCAATGGGACTTGAATGGATGCCAGATGCTCTTGGTTTTGATGGTCATTTTTTGGCTGATGAGTTGCTGAAACTCAACAAAATCGTTTTCAGTCTCAAAACGAACGATCACCTCTTTGAATGGGGCTTTCTTTTCCTGCACAAACTCAGGCATTCCCACCCATTCTGGGTACTCATCAAACAGGGTCTTGTCTTTGCTCATACGTCCACCCTGTCTTTTCCCTCTAAGTAATCACTCAAAGCCTTGACAGTCTCATACATTGGTTCAGTCTCGCCAGACATCAATCGGTACACCCTCGCCTCATGGATACCTGCCTTTTCAGCCACTTTTTTAAGATTGGCATCTACCAATCTCAACCTGATTTCCTCCAGATTCATCATAAATATCACCTTTTCGTAAAAATCTTTTCAAAGTGATGGGAATATTAACACAAACCATGCTAAAGTTGCACACATGCCAACGAAATTGTTCTTGGCATCACGCCGCAAGGCCATAAGGAAACACAAAATGACATTTTCACATTCACGTTTTGTCCCTTTCAACGTAAGACTCGTTGAAGCTGACTTCACTCTTGTTCAAACTGGCGGTAAATCCATTTACGAATTGCGTGAAGACTTTTTTGACAACGCTGTCAACTTAAAAGATTGCACAGGCAATCCAATCCGCATTGTTTCCCCTTATGACATTGCAATGTCTGGGGGTGAGCCTTTTGCCATTTGGAAATAAAAACAATTAAACCAAACGGGGCTTCGGCCCCCGAAAGCACAACATGAACAAATACTTTACAAACAAAGAATTCCGCGCTGGTTTTGATGCGGCAGCATTGTGTGAGTCTTGCAATAAATCTAAATCCAAAGATTGGATTGAAGGCTGGAATCATTACCAAGACAAAATTACTGCAAGCGAAACCGCTTGTTGGTTTTAAGGTGACAACATGAAACACCACAGACACTACCACTACCCCGAAGTCAAGAACGCAAGGCTCACCGCCCGCGCAGAAGCCGCCCTTGACCTTCTCACAGCCCTTGCCATTGGCATCAGCTTGGCAGCCTTACTGGTTGCATGGTGGTCAGCATGAAATCAGTCTTGATACCCATCAAGCCTAAATTGACAAGATGCGAAATTCTTGGCGTTTGTCAGTCCAAACACAACCCAGCCTGCAACAAACAATGTAGGAGAACTGCATGAACCCGACACCTGCCTGCCCCCAAGGGCTGACCGAATACGCCTGCGAACTCGAAGGTGTCGATCTGGTTTGCCATCTTGAGTACATGCCTGAAGAACTTGGCGCACTCGATAGCCGTGGCTTATCTGATGAGCCTGACTACGCCGAAACTATGGAACTTGTCAGCGCCTACATCAAAGGCACAGACATAGACATTGGTCACTTGCTCTTGCAGGGCCTTGTTGACCACATTACAACCACCGCACTAGAGGACTTTAAAAATGACGATCTCTGAACTGGCAACACTGCTACGCAAGGCCAAGCAAGCCGAGAACGAAGCCAAGGCCGAGCGCCTACGCATTGAGGGCTTGATTGAAGAACAATTCGCCAAACCCCAATCTGGCGAAGGAGTCCATAAGGATGAAGAGTTCACCATCACTTGGAAGCTCACCCGTTCAGTGGATACAGATCGTTTATCTGCTGATTTTGACGATCTGCCAGACAACGCCCAAAGAGCATTTAGATGGAAGGCCGAGGTCAACTTGGCTTACCTTCGCTCACTATCCGAAATTGACCCAGCCGCCTACAACAAGGCAGCAGTGTTCGTAACTAGCAAACCCGCAAAACCATCCATTGAACTGAAAGACTAACATGGCCTTCGATCTCTCATCCATCTCCAAAACCAAACGTGTACGCTCACCCAAGATTGTTGTGGTAGGCCAAGGCAAGATTGGCAAGACCACCTTTGCCGCCATGTCGCCCAACGCCATTGGCATCCTGACCGAAGACGGCGCTGATGCGGTAGACGCAAACGCTTTCCCACTGGCTTCTAGCTTGGTGGAAGTGTATGCCGCCATCGACACTTTAATTAACAAAGACCATGACTTCCAGACCTTGTTCATTGACAGTCTGGATTGGCTCGAACCCATGATCCAAGAGTATGTGTGCAAGCAGAATAACTGGAAGAACATTGAAGCACCAGGCTTCGGTAAGGGCTACGTTGCCGCCGCCGAGGAATGGCGTAACCTTTTGTCTGGCTTAGAAGTCCTGCGCTCTGCCAAGGGCATGGGCATCATCCTGATAGCTCACGACAAGATCAAGCGCATTGAAGACCCGCTGACTGAAGGGTATGACAGCCATGTCCTCAAACTGCACGACAAGGCCGCTGGCCTAGTCCAAGAGTGGGCAGATGTCATTGGCTACGCAGGCTACCGCATCTTCACAAGCAAGACCGATGCAGGGTTCTCTAAGAAAGAAACCAAGGCCACCACAACTGGTGAGCGCATCTTGCACGTTGAACCCCATCCGGCTCATTGCGGTGGTAACCGCTTTGGCCTTCAGAATATGCCGCTTGACTGGACGGCATTCCAAGCAGCGCTTACCCAAGCGCAATCTTGATCACCCCAGTTCGTAACTTTAACTTTTAGGAAATTTATCATGGCTCAGTTTAATTTTGACGCATCCCAAGTCGCCCCCCAACAGTCTTCAGGCCCACTGCCTGCGGGTGTTTATCTGGCTCACATTGTTGAGTCTGATGTTCAGCCCTTGAAGTCTGGCAACGGCGAAGGCTTGAAACTCACCTTTGAGATCATTGATGGTCAGCACAAAGGCCGCAAGGTTTATGAGAACCTGAACATTCGCCACACAAGCGAAGATACTCAACGCATTGCCCAAAGCCAACTCTCTGCGCTTTGCCATGCGGTGAACGTCATCAAGTTGATGGATACTGCTGCCCTGCACTTCAAGCCAGTTCGCATCAATGTGACTGTGCGCGAGGCAGTCGGGCAGTACAAGGCCAGTAACAACATCAAAGGCTATGAGGCCGCAGGTGGTGGCATCAGTGCACCAGCTACTGCACCAACTCCTGCGCCTGTTGCCGAAGCCCCTGCATGGCCTACCGCCGAGCAAGAAGCCGCCAAGTCTAAAGCACCTGCTTGGGCTAGAAAATAATGGCTTTACTTCCACAATCAGTTTCTGATCCTGTGGCTGATGCCATCTTTGCCTTCTACAAGGCAAAGTTTGGCTCAGAGTTACAACGCCCCTACCTTGGTGCGTCAAGCATTGGCAAGCCCTGTCTGCGCCAGCACTGGTACTCTTTCCGGTGGTCTAAGCCTGCTCAGTTCTCTGGTAGGCTTTACCGAGTGTTTCAGTCTGGTCACTTGCAAGAGCCAAGGGTTTATGCAGACTTGGCAGCTATTGGTTGCACTGTCTACCAAATCAACCCTACTACGGGCAAGCAGTGGTCATTCACCGAACCCGCAACTGGTCACCACTTTCAGGGCAATGCGGACGGCATCATTACGGGCCTGCCGCAAGCGCCGAAGTCTCCGCACTTGTTGGAGATCAAGACCGCATCTGACAAGATGTTTAAAGATATGCAGAAAAATGGCGTAAAGAAGGCCAAGCCCGAACACTACGCGCAGATGCAAATATACATGAAGTGGAGCATCGATCAGTTTGGAGCAGATGGCTGCCA